CGGGCGAGCTGTGGTCGCTCTACGGGCGCGAGATGACGCTTCACTGGGTCATGTGCCTGCCGGCGGTGCTCATTTTGATCCTGTCGGTCCTACGCGTGAACGTGAAAAAGGCGATGTCGGTCAGCATTTTAGCGGCGGTCGTGCTGTGCATTTTCCTGCGGCATCTGGATGTTATGACGATCCTCAGGACCGCAATCTTAGGCTACACGGCGTCGGACGCCGAGGTCGGCGCGATGCTCAACGGCGGCGGCATCATTTCAATGGTGCGCGTGGCGCTGATCGTGATGATCTCGTCGGCGTATTCCGGCATTTTTCGCAAGACGGGGCTGCTCGACGGGCTGTGCGGGCGTGTGACGGCGCTGCGCGACAAAACCTCGCCCTATGCCTCAATGCTGCTGACGGCGGTTCTGGCGAGCCTTCTCGCCTGCAACCAGACGCTGACGATCATCCTGACGAACCAGCTCTGCGCGCCGTCGCAGAAGGATAAAGAAGAATTTGCCATCAACCTTGAAAACAGCGCGGTCGTCGTCGCGCCGCTGATCCCGTGGTCGATCGCGGGCGCCGTGCCCATCGCCTCGGTCGGCGCACCCGCGGCCTGCGTGCTCGCGGCGTTCTACCTCTGGTTCCTGCCGCTCTGGCAGTGGATCCTCGCATTCGTCGAGCGTGCGCGGCAGACTCGCGGAGCCTGATCCAGACGACCTCTGACGCCGCCGGACTTAAAAAAGCAAAAAATTGGAGCACGTTTCAGCGCTAAGAAACGTGCTCCAAATCGTACTACATGTCTGTACGTTGTCTGACTGGTCTACATGCGGCCCAAACGCACAGTAGTAGGACCGCCCCTCAGTCGACCAGGTATAGCTCCATTGGCGGAAGCGGTGTCCGCGGCACTGCTAGAGACATCATATGCACACACTAGGTCATACTGCGTCGAAAGGCGGTCACGTTCAAGGTTTTTGAGCTACTATCGCCTTGTTGATGTGTCACTTGCAGGACACCACGTGACTACTCCGAGACACCTTTCTGTATGGCGCAATGTATGGCTATGAAAATTACCGCCAAGAAGCTACTTGAACTCCCCGACGGTCAGCATTGGATCGACCGCTCACTTTATCTTAGAAAGCGCGCAGGCCGAAAGCCTTGCTGGTTCTTTAACTACCAAGTTGCCGGAAAGCGAAAGATCATCTCTCTCGGCTCGCTTCAAGACATTTCACTCACGCAAGCGCGCGCGATGGCTGACGAGTACCGCCACATGATCGATCGAGGCATGGACCCACTCACTCACAAACGAGAGCGAAAGCTTGCAATGCGAGGCGATAAAGTAGAGGTTCTCACTGTATCCATGCTCATCGATGAGGCGCTACCTGTAATTGAAGGAGCTAAGCGCTGGAAGAACGCTAAGCACGCTGCCCAATGGCACAACACGCTTCATACGTATGTTGTACCAGTCATCGGCAACATGTCCGTGAATGACGTCGAACGAGACGACGTACTCAAAGTGCTCAAACCAATCTGGGAAACAAAATCCGAGACAGCCGGCAGGCTGCGCGGGCGGCTGGAGGCTATCTTTGGGTATGCGATTGCGACAGGCAAGCGATCTGGAGCCAATCCGGCCACATGGCGAAGCAACCTTGACCTCTTTCTACCCCCATTATCCAAAGTAAAAACAATTGAGCACCACGACGCTGTAACCGTTAAAGAGGTCAGAAGCGTCTTCTCAACGATTTGGAACCCACCAAAGTCAACTACCGCCGCCGCGATTATATTTGGCACACTTACGTGTGCACGATGCGAAGAGTTCATGCTTGCGAAGTGGAGCGAAATTGACTTTAAGACTGCCACGTGGTCATGTCCGCCGGAACGTAGAAAAGACAGTAAGCCGTATCCTCATCGCGTGCCGCTGAGTCGACAAGCTATAGCGATTCTAAAAATGCTTCCCAGAGATGACAGCGGGTTCATCTTCCCTGGCAGGAAGAAAGGCGAGCCGTTAAGCATCGACGCACCGAGAATGACAATCCGACGCACTTTCGGATACGGAACGATGCACGGAATGCGCTCGACTTTCCGAGATTGGGCGGCAGAAAACGGTATCGACCAAGTGCTTGCAGAAAAAAGCCTCATGCATGCAACCGGCAACGAGGTCGAACAAGCGTATCAACGTTCTGATTTGCTCGAGCAAAGGCGGACCGTTATGCAGGCATGGGCTGACACGATCATGCCGAAGAAGTGACATTTTCCGCGAGCACAAAAACGCCCCACCTACCGTTGCTGATAAGTGGGGCATTTTCATAGAAAACCGCGCGGAGTGAGCGTCATGCAGGTACAGATAGGCTTGCGCGGTGTTGTTGCAGGGAGTTTAGCACTTCACTGGCTCACAATAATCGCCATAGCATCTTTGTCTATCGCAGTGCGCTCAGATAGTTCGACACCTCTTCGAACCAACTCCGTGCCTCTTTCGAGTAAGTCTGCGCAACGGGCAAGCTGCTCTCGCTCAGACTTGCAGGTACCGGCACCGGCTGCGGACAATCGACGGCGAGCGTCGGCTGCTTGCTTGCGCACCCGCCCAACATCACCAGCAAGAACACCAATGCGAGCAAGAGCGGCATCACGCTCCTGCCAAGCCGCCACAAGGGCTTGAGTCTGCTTTTGTTCGTGAGCACGATATTCCTCCTCCATGATTCGAGACCGCTCGGCATAATCTCGGCGCATTTCCTCGATGTCTTTTGTGTACAGAGCCGCCGCGTACTGGTAGCCAGTAACAAAAAAGGCGGCACTCGCTACAAGTACCGCCACATATTTCAGGACAAGGCTATTCATTGCCCCTCCATCCCTTGATCGACTCAATCCAAGAGGCAAGAACTTCTCGAAGCTTTCCAAGCCCCCAAGACAAAACCCAGATTGCTACTCCGTATCCAATTCCGTAGAGAGGCAACCCCGCCCAAAACGATAACTCTTCAGCCATCTTCAACGCCTGTACTAGATCTGATAAACTGTACATCGATGGTTCCTACACACAATCATCAAGTCTCTATCTGTGCCAACAGAAGACACCCAAAGCCGCTCAGCCCCACAACTGAGCGGCTTTTCCTTTTTCTCTACTAGTACACCTTATATCGCCAGGGCACCCTCGCCTAAGAAAAGCCTGGCTTCGGACTGGCGACGACGGGTCAAGCCGGGAAGCCGAACGCCGTTCGCCTTGTCGATGTCAAGGAACTCGTGAGCCGCGGTCTCGACATCCCCTGCGTTTAGTGCTCTCATCAACTTCGGACACTGGTGAACGACGTAGCTCACGCCCACGTTAAAAGCCAGACTCACCAATGCCACGAACTGCCCTTCAGTCACGTGAACATTGACGAAAGGCGCAAGCCCTCGCTTGACCTCCTCGATGTCCTCACGAAGCATCTTCCTCGACTGCTCATACGTGATCTCGTCGTGCTCCGTCACGTCCTTCGTGTGTCCACAGCCGATCGTCCAAATTCCAGCGGGGCACTTGTACGCCGTCAGCTTGCACCCCTCCCAAGCCTCGATAAAATCCATTGCGGACTCAGCCGAATACTCGCCAAAAGTCTTCATTTCAAATCCTCCTTATCCAGACCAAGGCGCTTCTGCAGAACGACCTCAAGAAGACGGATCACCCGCGTGCCGCCCCACCCTGCAAGGCCAGATAGCGCCCCGCATAGCTGAGGCGGGAAGCCTTCGTACGCAAGAATCTCGTATGAGATCAACCCGCACACGGCGCTAATCGCACCATGTAGGAAGAACTCTCTCCAAAGAAAAGCCTTACCTTCCTGGACCTTGAGCAAATATGAAAGCCAGCCGCAGATCGTCGCAAAACCACCTGCGGCGGCCAGAATCTGCCCGTCACTTAAATCTCTGTATGTCATATAACCTCCCGCATGCTCTGAGTCTCTTACGCTTTGCAAAGCACACGCGCACAAAAAAACTCCCCCGAGGGATATTCTTGAGGGAGTTGACGTTGGTTTAGGGACGCGAAGCTCAAAGAAAGGGGACCCCGCAGTTCTCAGAAAAAGGCCGCGCAGACATAGCCGGCGACCGCGCCAACCAAAAAACCAACCGGTCCCCAGAAGAGCCGAGTCTTGCGTCGCGTCTCCGCATCGAGCAGAGCCTTCTGGGCTTCCACCTTGGCGATTAGCTCGTCCGTCACTTCCTCGACCTTGACGCCGAGTTTGTCGAGCCATTTCTGCACTTCTTTTTTCGTCATTTCAGTCACCTTTTCCTTCAGCGCCTCTTTCAGCGCCTTGACAATCAAATCCCACATATGAAAAAACCGCCAGAAGGCGGTGTGATAAAGTTATGTGTACGTACCCTGCTCTGCTCATGGTTGATCCAACAACCTTGAGCCATTTTTGCATCCATATCAAATATGTTTCAAAATGTCGCCAACCTCCATACTAGAATCCCACATCTGAACGCCACCCTAGCATCCACCTATTCGAAATACCGAAAGTTTTTCCCAAAAATCGTCCGTCCACTGGTGGAACAGTACATCTACAAGATCAGTATCGATGCATTCGATAGTTGTTTCTCTCTCGGTAGTAACTGTTTGGCCGCCACGATCCTTAGGGAGATCAACCTTCGAAAATGCAGCGGTCCATTCGACTGGCTCTGTTTAATCATTTAGGAGATCCTGAACGCACTTTTTGCTAGACTGCCCCTGTAGACTGAGGGGGTACGGAC